CCCGATGCAGATGTATCGGTCTCTGCGGTTTCCGCCAGTGTGGTAACACTGTAGTGGAGCGCCGCAAGCTTGGAAATGTCCAGGGTGATAAACGCATTGTTATCCAGAGGCATTCCGTTACCGTAAAGCCTGATAGCATAAACACGGTTATCCTGCATAAACTGTACGCTGTCATCGTACTCGATTTTGCCGCCCTTGGAAGTACCCAGCGCAAAGAAATAGCGTTTGCCGATACCCAGATAAGCCTTGCCCTGAGGGCATTCCTGGGACTGTACGATCTTTGTGGGCACGGGGAGCACGTTGTTGATATATCTGCCGTCAGGGGACATGATAGTGGTGGCAGGCATGATTATCTTGAGATAATCCACGGGATTGACCACCATGATAAGGTCGCTGACAGTGCGTGCCAGACCCGATTCGCTGTTTGTTGCCAGCTTTGAGCAAAGCTCTCCGTAGGTCGCAGGGGAGAAGTCAGGCACCTTGATAGCTTCCTTTTCGGAATACACCCCTGCAGTGATAACGGCATTTTTGCCTACTACACGATTGATGCCTACAGGCTCGTCCTTGCCTGTGCCGCAGATGATAGCCTTTTCCATGCCGAAAGCCAGCGCCTCGGAAAGGATAGTGCGCACATACTTGTCCAGCCATGCGGGACCCAGGTCAAGCATAGCCTTTGAAACAGGGATAAATGCCTGGAGCTTGTACATGCCTGTGTCGATCTCGTCAATGCTGCCCTCCAGCTCAGTCTTAAAAGCACCTGTGAGAGGACCCCAGACCGCAAGCTGAATGCCGCCCTTGTTGACGATCATCTTGACCTTGCCGTTTGTGTTGATAAATCCGATAGCGTCGAGGATAGGGTGCTGCTGCACCAGATCATCGAATACACTGTCGATAGTGGTCTCAGGCATTGCAATTTCGATGCTGCTCAGTGCCTGTCTGTAGTCGTCCGATCTCAGCGCTGCGATCACCTTTTCCCAGTATTTGGTTTCGGTGGAGGTGAGCTGACGCACACCACGTGCCGCAAGAATGTTGGAGTCTGCGACCGCTCCCACTGCAGCTGCCTGTGCCTCGCTGATAACAGCCTGCTGGATCATCTCGCCGAACTCAGCCATAGCCTGTGCCGCCTGCGCCTCGTCGCCCGACTCCATAGCCTGCTGAAGCTTTTTGGTCATCTGTTCACGCTCTGCCTTTGTAAGGTCGGCAGACTGTGAGCCCTGTGTCATATTGCTTGGCATATGTATTTCCTCCTTTTGTTGTTTTCTTTCTTTCGTTTCGGTAATTTCAGTGTAGCATAAAAAAACGCCTGCGCTTTAACAGTTTTCAGAGGGGCATAAAAAACATCACTTTATCACGTCTGCCATGCCACGCACAGCAGCCATTACAGCCGAGCGGGTGCGCTTCTTCTTTTCTCTTGCCTCAGCTTCCTCAGATGCGGAGGAAGCCCCCTTGTCATCTCCCGACTGCTCCAGCGCTTCAATGCGCTTTTTCAGCATGGATATTTCAGCCATTATCTTTCCTGCCTGCTCCACGCCACCCATCATGCACGCAATTCTTGCCGCCTGCATGGGGCCGCCGCCCTCTTCGTCTTCCTCTGCCTCGCCTATCCTGTCGCACAGTCCGTATTCCAGGCACTGAGCCGCAGTGAGCCAGCTCTCAGCGTCCATAAATGCCGTAAGCTGTTCCTCGGTGATCTTGCCCTTAGAGTGTTCCAGGTATGCCGTCTTGCTGGCACTTGTGATAACGTCCAGGTCGTCCGCTTCCTTCCTCAGCTCCTTGGCATTTCCTGAGGTGTATTCTATCCAGGCGTCATGTATCATCATCAGTCCCGCATTCTGCATGACGACCTCATCGGCCGCCATAGCAATGACTGTGGCAATGCTTGCCGCCATGCCGTCGATATATGCAACTTTTCTGGGGCAGCCAAAGGACTTGATCTGACTGTAAATGCCCAGCCCCACCTTTACGCTGCCGCCCGAGCTGGAAATGTGGATATCAAGCTCTTCCACCGCTCCCATTTCCGCCAGGCGGTCACGGATAAACGCCTCAGATGTTTCCGAGACTATCTTCTCACCGTTCCACCAGTCGTACCCGTCATTCTGTACCGTGTCGTAGATGTACAGTACACCCTTCTTCTTGTCCTCAGCCATCTGTAAAACACGGCTGTCAATCCTCATTCTTGCCTTGCCCATCGTTATTATCCTCCTTATCGCTTGCGCCTGAGCCTGTGACCGCCTCATAATTCTTGGTCATTACGTATTCATCGGCCCACGGCTCGTTTATTTTCGGCTCGCCTATCTTTCGGCGTATCTCATTGGTGTTGTAGATGCGGGCGGATATCAGCTTGTCCAGATCTCCCGCAATGCTCAGAGCGTCCACGTGCTTTATCGCCGTTGTGTCCGCCTCTATGCAGCTGCCTTCCAGTACCCTTTTGCCGTACCTGACCGCATTCATTGCCTCCGTTATCATGTCCAGCAATGGGTCAATACAGAACGTCAGCAGATTATCCACCGCCGTTTTGGTGTCTGCCACCTCGCCCAGTATCAGGGCAGGCGGTATCTTGTAGCTTTGCGCCACCACCTTTACCGCCTGATCCAGCAGTGACGTGATGTCATTAACGATAGATGTTTTCTGCCCGGAATTGTTGGTAAACGGCGTGTATTTCATGCCCGCATATATGGGCATTACCGCAGACTTTGCGGAAAAGTATGCCGCAAAATCCTCTTCCAGCGCCTTGTTGACCGCATCGTTGTATTTCTCGTCACCCATCATGTCGGAGTCATATTCAAACGTTCCCTTTTCGCCGCCCTCAAGCTTGTACTTGTCCGCCGCCTCCGAAAGCGTGTTGTTGAGCAGCGACGTGATATCAGCCGTAATGTTTGACGGCGTTATCCCCTCAGGCAGGGATAAATATATTGCCGTCTCGCTGGTGTAGCTTCGGTTTGCCACCCAGTCACCCTTGCTGATGTTCGTAAACACCGAGGGATTTACCGCATATTCCTGCTTGGTAAATCCGTCAGCCACTATCATCTTGTCGCCAAATGGCACGATGAGCACCTCAGTGTCATCATACAGCTTGTATATAACTTCCCGCCAAAACTCCGTTGATGTCTGGTTGGGATTGGGCGATACGTTCCAGATGTAATATTCGTCTCCCTTGGTCTCCCGGCCACGAAGGAATGTGCGGAACTCACATTTTCCCACCGCAGATGCTATGTAGTCCTTGCACATATACTGCGCCAGCCGCTGGAGCTGTACCGCCTGCTCTGCGGGAGCATACACACAGCTTCCCGATACTACGATCTCCTGCCTTTGCGGGTCGGCTGTCTTTGTCTTGAAAATGTTTCCGAGAAAATCAGCTAATCCCATTTTAACCCTCCTTTCCGTTTATATCCTTGTATCTGCGTCCCAGTCCGAAAGCGACAGAACAGCCACAGGAGGAAGCGCCGAGCTTATCTCCTGTACGCTTTCCACACGGTACCGCCGTCCCGATATCTCGGCGCAGCGTATCTTTCCGTATGCTCCCGCTCCCGTCAGCGGAACGCATATCAGCCTGCTGTATTCCGACTGTACCTGCATAGCGTCCATAATGCGCTTGTAGGTCATGTTCCGCTCCCCGAAGTATCTTTTCAGCTTCCGCCCCTCGTCAGGCTCCCCGACATTTGTCAGCGGATACAGGTACACTATGCCGTCGGCAAAGTATTCCGTCTTGATGCTGTTTTCTATCTTCCTCATTCTCCGCCTGCCTCCACCGCCAGAACACCTGCGATCGCCCTGTTTCTCAACTCGATGAGCCTGCTGCGGTATGCGGACGAAAATTTTTCAATGCAGTCCGACCGCTGGTAAAAGCAGTAATTATACAGCAGGTCACGGGCAAGGTCGTCATTTTCGTAGTCAATGTTCTTCCCGCAAGCTATAAGGTTCAGGAACGACGTGCCCGATGCGATATAGTCCTTCATGTTGGCACGTTCCCCTGCGTCCGACATTATGTCCTCGGGCAGTCTCATTCGCCTGAAAAATCCGTCAGCAAGCTTTTCAACAGTTTTATCTGTCATATATCCGCCTCCAATCGTAATGTTCGGCTTGTTACTTGTACAACAGCCGCTTTATTTCTTCAACCGCTTTTTTTCTGTATTTTTCCTGGATCTCCGCAACCATAGGATTTCCCTTGAAGCTGCCGCCATGGGGCATCTTATGACCAAATTCAAGCAGATGTACAAGCCTGTACTCTTCGCCCTTCTGGTATGCCGTGGCTGTGATCTTTCCGCCGGTACCCTTCTTCTTGTCGCTGAATCTGACCTTCCAGCCACGCTTGTATGCCCCGGAGCTTTTCCTGCTGTATCGGTATGTTTTCCCTTTGTATTTTTTCAGATAATACTTTCCGTCAGGCGACTTTTCTTCAAGCTCCGCCTGCATCTCACGGCCCAGCCGCCTGATTATCATTTCTATCTCGCCCTGTACCTCTGCGCTAAATGTTATGTACGCACCCACAAGGTCTATCTCAACGTTTCCGTCATCTGACCTTGTAAGCCCGGTCCTTCCCCAGCTGTTTGTCATTGCATAACCTCCTGTGGTAATTGCCCGTAAGAAACGCCTGCCTGTCATATTCGGCGAACATCTCCACATAGGCGTTGTTCAGGTATTCTATGCCCCGCTCCGTGCCGCTTAGGTTGAACTTCACCGCATCTGCCCTCAGCAGGCAGTAAACAAGGAAATTCAGCTCCTGCACCTCGGTCATTTTCAGCCCCGAGTAATCACACACCAGCTTTTCCGCAGTGGTGTGCGGCGGCAGGTCGCAGAGCGGAAGAATGCTCTCCATCGGGATACTGCTTTCGGGTATCTTCAGGTATTCGCCGTATTTCTCTGTGAGCTTTACTATCTCTTCCAGATATCTCATCGTCAGCCTTGCAAGCTCTGCCGCCGGCAGGGACTTGTATTTTCCGATGATGTGCCGCCTTATGATTTTTCCGGCAAGCTTTGTGTCGGCGCTGTCGCCTGTAAGCTGTTCAAATTCCGTCTTGCTGCATATCCCTATCTGTATTTTACCGCATATAGACGGCAGCGTAATAACAGTTTTTGCAAAATAGCCTATCGGGTCTGTCATTTTTTCTCTTCCTCCTTGACGTATTTGGGGCAGTATGATATGCGGAAGCTGCACAGGGGTCTGTTCCCGTACCGCTTTGTGGAGTCTTTCACAGTGGGTACAGCCTTCCAGCCCTTAACAGGGATAAGCTTGTCTGCCCATTCGCAGCCTCTCCCCGGAAGGGAGCGCACACAGGTCCAGCATGGTTGTTCGGCCATACAGTCTCCTCCTTATCTGTAGATCTTTACCCTTGGCAGTATAATGCCGCCTGTGGGCTTTTTATCATACTTTTCCAGCAACGGCGCCAGTGTCATTCCAGCAAACAGCGCCATCGCTCCGTCGGTCTTCCTGGTCTTTGCCTCTATCTTCTCAAATGCCACATTTCCGTGACCGTCAACGGCCCTTTTCACGTTGTTAAGATACCAGCGCATTATCATGCTGTCGCCGCAGTAAAACTTCTGGTTTCCCAGCCCCGACGTGATGTCAGGCGCTGCCTTCGTCAGGTCGGAGGGCCTTGTGAAATATACACGCCCGGGCTCCTCGCCGTATTTGTTTGATGCTTTTCTCGCTTCACCGGGCATATTCAGTATCGCCTCCGATGCACGCCTCAGATACGCAAACCTAAAGTTATCGGCCGCTCCCGCAATTATCCTCTGTCCCCGGGTCTGCTCCCTGACCCAGAGCAGAGGAAGCTCTGCGGGAATGCTCTCGCCCGCTACCATTTCCGCCTCCCCACGTCTGACTGCGTCCATGTACGGGAAATTCATTCGGTGCAGGTCTCTGCTCTGCTCGCATATCCACGTGTGCTGTCTGACGTAATAAATGCCGTCTATCAGGTTGATGATGACCGCAGACATAAAGTCATCGACCAGGCTGTAGTCAACTGCAAAAACGCACGGCCGCCTCATTACCTCGGGTATTTCCTCAGGCATCATTCCACGGCAGCAGCCCTGTATGTTCTCCCAGCTCGTCACCGCTCCCTCACGCACACCGTCAGGACAGTTGCAGCGCTTGACCGCAAACGCCCTCTTGCTTATGGGGTCACGCTTGTAGTCCTCCCAGTCCTTGCGCATCTGCTCTTTCAGTATGGGAAACTCGTCAAGTGACGGCACCGCCATTATCCAGTTGTCCGGGTCGTTTATCTCCTCCAGCTTCAGGTGACACATAAACGGCAGAAAACCGTTGTCGGGTATCTCGCCCCTGAGAATGGCCCTTGCCTTTTCTTTCATGCGGTCAAGGGGACCGTCACGCACATCTCCGTCAGTGGTGGTGTATAGCTTTCGGGGGTCAGCGACCTTTCCGAGACCGCCCTCAGCTACGTCCAGCAGCGCCGAGTTTTCCAGCACGTGGATCTCGTCAAAGCAGACCATTCCGGGGCGGCCGCCGTCTTTAGTCCTGGGCGCAGATGTGTGATAGGTCCAGCAGCTGTGTGTCTTGGTACACTCAATGACCTCCATGTTCCAGCGGAAAAATCTGCTCATTTTCTTCTCATTTTCCATCAGCACATCGTTCCGCACTTCCTCAAAGCTGGTTTTGGCATTATCCTCCGCCGCCGCAAAGGCCTGTATGTTGTACCCACGTATCCCGTTTATAGGAGAAAGCAGAGCCGTACACTCAAAGCTCGTGTATCCGTTCTTTCCGCTGCCTCTGCCCATGTAGCCAAACGCATCGGGGAAACGTGGCATTCCGTCACGGCGGTATGTACAGCAGTGCAGTACGAACATAAACCGTTCCCAGTCAAACAGACCGTAAAGGAAATATTTTTCCAGTCCGAAATACCTGTCAACCTTAATTTCGTCGATGTAGATATCTTCAGTTTCAAATATCCGCTTTACCATTCTGCACAGCTGCTTCTGCTCCTCACAGCTGCGTATCTCCTCATTCAGTATTTTTTCTATATACCGATTGACATATTTCAGTCTTCTCCCCTCCTTTCCTTGTCCTTCCGTCTGCTAAAACGTCACCGCCGCATTTAGCACCGCCGCCGCAAGCCAGTAAATGACCTTTCGCCAGTCCCTTTTCTGCAAATACATAACGGCTGCCCCAACATCAAGCAGGATCAGCACCGCAGGGAAAAACTTCGGCGACCCGATAATTTCCATAACCATATCCTTCAAATGCCTTACCTCACTTTCTCCCGTACTGCCTCATGCGCCTTTTGACGTGCTTGCGGCGCCTGATGCAGTATTCTGCATAAACACTGATATCTGGCGCAGGGTCTTTGAAAATACAATCTGCATACCTGTAGTCCCACAACATTCTCATACCTTCCTTTCGTTTGCCGCCTTTATCCTCATGTACCTGCTTGCCGAGGAGCGTATAGCCTCCTTGCTGCGCCCCATTTCCGCTCCCACCTGCGCCCACGTCAGCCCCGAGCGGTGAAGCTCTACGGCACGTTCAAGCTCGGCAGTGGAATAGGGCATATGGCGCTGACCGCTTTTCTCGGCTATCTCTGTTATCTTTACACGCTGACCGCAGTGCATGCAGAATTTTGATGCCAGGGGTATCTTCCCGCCGCAGGCAGGGCACCGGGCATTCCTGCCGACCCTGACCGTCTCCCTTTCAGCAGCCCTGCCGATAAGTGCAGTCATACACGCCAGCTTGTCTCCCGGTATATCCCTCCTGCTCTCCAGCCATACCCTGCACGACCTGAGCATACTCGGTCTTGTTTCACTCATCGCTCTTGCCTCCGTCCATCTTCGCCCCGCAGGTGGGGCAATATCGGTAAGACTGCCTAAATGCGTCAAACAACATTTT